GTGGGTTTCCTATGGTATTATCACTTAGGTAAATAGTTTCCATATTCTATTAGTTTATATTTGTATTCTCTAATTTCAGCAAAACTCATTCCTGTCTGTTGATGTATGAATCTATATACTTGTTCATCTGGTACTTTTAAACTTGATACTCGATTCCTTATTTTATTCTTTTCAAAATCATTTAATTCATACTCATGATCAGTTTTGAGTCGTACTTTTGGTTGTCCTTCTTTTGGTTCTGCCATTGGTCCAACAATCTTGTCCCGGCAATATTCAAAAGCAGTCGCATAATCACTGTATAATGGCATTTCATTGGCCCAACTACGTATACCTTTAGCTAGGCTATCATAGTAATACTTCATTTCTGATTGTGAATAATTTAATGCTTTAATTGACCAATGGGAAAGTGGGTTCATTCGATTGAATTGACGAACTATTTTATGTCTTGTCATACCTTTATCATCAATAAATTGAATCACATTGGTAGAACAAAATGTTATAGTTTCGTACGATCCACAATGTAAATATTTAAGGTGTAAACCCAATTTAGCCCATGTGTCTTTGATTATGGGTACCAATTTTTCACTATCTTTTTGGTTTGTTAATGACCCATAATCATCTCCAGCAGTGAACATTTCATAGTTATTTTCATCTATTTTAGCTTTCCAAAAGTTGTATCTTCCAACAGCAGCATTTGTTAAAGTATTAGCAAATGTAGTGTCAGGTGAACCTGAAAAGGTGGTTGAATCAACGGTGGCAAAGGCTAATATTTCAGTTTTTCCATGTTCATAATATTTAGCAATGAGGTTTCGGTACCGTGCAGTACTTACATGTTGAAATAATTGTGGTGTTACATGATGTATTTTTTTATTATCAGCCAACCAATTATATATTTGGAATATTAAATATTTCATATGATGATACTGTGTTGTGTCCCATCGGCTTCCATCTAGGTCTTGTGATACAGTTAATCCATTTTTATAACACATATCATAGTAATTTTCAATTTCCTCATTGGTTTTAAGTTGTTTTCCTTGATAGTTGAATTTATAACCTTTGAATTTTTTTCCAAAAATCTCCTCAAGTTTAATAATAACGGGACCCATGATCCATTTAATATTAGCAGGACATGCACTAATTGCTCGAGTTTTTGGAATTTTCCCTTTTTCTACAACTTGTTTTTCTTCTTTGGTAAATAGAGTGTATGTTGTATCGTACCAATCTTTTTTTTCACGTATACCATTAATATAATCATCATAATATGGCTTGATCTCATTTTGATGTTTGAAATCCTTTAAATGGTTGAACCAAGGTTCAATTTCATAAGTGAAATCTTTGATTAGTGGGTAAATGTCATTTAGAAACAACATATCACAATAACTATGGAAATTTTGTATTTCTCTTTTATTCAGATGTTTTTTCTGTTCATCTCTCATATCTTGTATTTGCCGAAGAAATGAAGTATACAGATTGCGTGGACACTTTGCGTG